CCGGCTCGGCAATCTGGGGTGGCACCGTCTCGGCAATCTGGGGCGGCACCGTCTCGGCAATCTGTGGCGGCACCGTCTCGGCAATCAGGGGCGGCACCGTCTCGGAAATCAACGATACACGGACGCCGCTCATCGGAAGAATCCACAAAGACGCCCGCATATTGAGCGACAATCGGGTATGCGCGAAGGGGGCAAAAAGTGAGCCTCTTTGACCAAAACGAGGGCAGCACAACGGCGCGGCGTTGCCTGGACCTGATAGAGCGGAATTGCCCGCGGCTTATGCGGGTGGGCGGTCCGTGCGGAGTGCGCGCTGAACAAACCAGCGCATCTCGCAGGCTCACGCCCGCGGACCGGGAGCGGATCGTGGCGAAGGCGGCACTCGGCGGCACGTTCAAAGAGATTCAGGCGGCTACCGGGTGGAGTTGGCGGACCGTCGTGCGCTGCCTGCGCGCGGCGGGGGTGTCGCGACCGGATCGGCGGGCTGGGCGCAAATCCCCGCGGAAGGCGGCGGGCGTGGGCGTGGCTTCGCCTTCGTATCGCGTCCCGCCGTTTTCAGTCATGGCGGCGGCATGAGTAGCCCGCACCGCTTTTCCACCATCACAAGCGCCGACTGGCGGCGAGCAATCGCCGCGGCGCGCACACAGAAAAATCTAGTCAGAGAAAAAATCGCAGAAATCAAGAACAATATGGCATCCAAACTAAAAGCAAAAGCGCCCGAACTCGTGAAGCCGGGCAAAATCAAGGCGGTCCTTTTCGGTCCGTCCGGCGTCGGCAAAACTACCCTCGCGCTTAACTTCCCCTCGCCGTATTACTACGACGTTGAGGGCGGGGCGAAGGGTCCGCAATATCGCGACCTGCTCAAAAAGAGCGGGGGCGGGTATATGGGACCGGAAGACGGCACCTTGGTCGGCGAAACGCTCATTGAGCAGATGCAGGCGCTTGCGACGGAAAAGCACGGTTACAAAACCCTCATCGTGGACAGTCTCACGAAGCTGTTTCAAACCACCGTCGCCAACGAGGCCGAACGGCTCGGCGATAAAGACGTGTTCGGCGCGAGCAAAAAACCCGCCGTCGCTATCATGCGCCGAATCGTGCTTTGGGCCGGTCGCCTGGACATGAACATTTGGTTTATCTGCCACGAGTCCGCCGAGTGGGGCATGGTCAACGGGCAACGCGCGGAAGTCGGCAAGGTGGCGGACGTGTGGGACAAGATGATTTACGAACTTGACTTGGCTATCCAAGTGCAGAAGCGCGGGCCGCAACGCCTCGCCGTCGTGAAGAAATCGCGCATCGTGGCATTCCCTGACGGCGACGTGTTCCCGCTGGAATATGCCGAGTTTTCGGCGCGGCACGGGCGGGAGGCGGTTGAGGCGGATTCCGCCCCGATCATTCTCGCGCTGCCCGAACAGGTCGCCGAGGTCAAAAAGCTCCTCGATATTGTGAAGGTCACAGAGGAGGAAATCCAGAAGGGTTTTGATAAGGCGGGCGTTACGAAGTGGGAGGAAATGGACACGGCGCAAATCACCAAGTGGCAGAACTTTCTTAAAAAGAAGCTCGCCCCGTCAGAGGCCGCGACGCCGTGACCTGCAAATGGTGCGCCGGGACGGGCAAGGAATACGTAGAGCCTGCCACCTCGCATTTCTTCGCCTGTCCCGACTGCGGCGGGACCGGGAAAACAGACGGCGCGGATACAGACGATCCGCGAGCCGACGACACAGCCCCCGATTGTGGGGACTGCGTCACAGACGCCCAGGACGACAGAATACACGAACAGTTTCCAGAATGCTTTAGCCTCAGCCTATGAAATTCACGCCAAAGTCAGAGAAAGAACTTGCCGAGCAAAATATGATTCCTGACGGGGTTTACCCGTTTGAGGTCATCAACGCTCTCGATACGAAGTCCAAGACCACCGGCAACGATATGATTGCGATTCAACTCCGCATCTTCGGGCCGGACAACGCCGAGCCGGTTCTGAAGGATTACCTGTTGGAGAGCTACATGCGGAAAATCTTCAACTTTTCCAAGGTCACGGGACTGTCTGCGAACTATCACGCGGGGTCGCTCTGTGCCGCCGATTGCGTCGGCAAGCAGGGTTACGCCAAGATCGGGACGGAGAAGGGCAAGGAGAAGCAGACCGCGGCGGGCGTGTGCACGGGGGAATTTTACCCCGACAAGAACACCGTCAGAGATTACGTAGTGCAGCCGAGCGCCCCGCCGTCGCCCGCCCGCCCGCAGCCGACAGAAGCGCAGATGAACAACACGGCACCCGCGCCCGCGGGGGCATCCAAGGCCGCGGGACCGGACGAGGATGTTCCGTTTTGATGGACGGCAATGAATACGCCAACTGAACTGTTCTTGTGCCTCTGCGTCGGTGTCCTCGCCGTCTATATCTTCATTTGTTGCGGAGATAACGGGGACGACAGCAGCGGGCGCGCGGTGGCGACATGAACATTGACGATGCGCGCGGGGCCGAAATCGCACGGCTCCGCGCGGCGCTAGAGCGGATCTCATCAATAAACCCGATGCACCCGAATTGCGCAACGGCGGTTTGCATGGCGCGGACCGCGCTGAACCGAAAGCAGACAGAAACGAGACAGACCCAACAACAGTTTCAGGGAGACGAAACAACATGCTCACAAACGACCTTCGCGGAATCGGCTTTGCCGAGGTCCGAAGCCGGATCACCGGCAATCGGCTAGAGGTATATTCTCGGTTGCTCGCCCACGGGCCGGCGACCTGCACGGAACTGGCGGCGGCGATGGGGTGGGACAAGTGCAGCGTGCGCCCTCGCGTGACTGAACTTTGCGAACTCGCCCACGCTGTAGCGACCGGCAACCGGCGCAACTGCGAACACGAGTTTGTCGCGTTGAGCGCAGGCGAAGCGGAGGTTTTGCACAACGCAGCGACACGGCGCGACCCGCCCAAAGAACAGGCCGCGGAACACTCACCCAAGACCGACCCACGCCCCGCGCCCGGTTCGCTCGCGGCGGAACTGGCGACGGCGGCGAAGGAAATGCAAACGGGGTTTTTCCTATGAGCAAACCCACCCTCGCGGACCTCCCGCCCCGCTACCAAGCGCAGGCGCTCGCGCAACTCAACGCCACCCCGCACCCGCGCACGGCGCATCTCGACATTCCCGAACCCGCGGCGAAGCCTGCGAAAAAAGCAGGGCCGCGGATTCGGCAAAACTCTGACGGGCTCAACAAAACCGAGCAGGCATTTTTTGACTACCTCAAGAGCGCGTTTCCGCACCGCTTTGTTAACGCCCAGGCGCTCACGCTCAAGATTGGAAACGGTTGCCGCTACACGCCGGACTTCTCGGTTGCCTCGTTTCACGACGGCGAGCCGGGCGACGTGCAATGCTACGAGGTCAAGGGCCACATGCGCGACGATGCCGCCGTGAAAATCAAAGTCGCCGCCTCCGCGTTCCCGTGGATCACGTTCTTTCTCGTCTCCCGCGCCAAGCAGGGCGGCGGGTGGGAGTTTCAGAAGGTGCTGGCATGAGAGCTATCGACCTATTCTCAGGGCTCGGCGGATTCTCCGAAGGCGCTCGGCTTGCGGGCGTGCGTGTCGTATGGGCGGCAAATCATTGGGCTTCCGCGGTGGACACGCACCGGCTGAACCACAGCGCGGCGGAGCACGTTTGCCAAGACTTGCACCAAGCAGATTGGACCGCCCTGCCTGCCCATGAAATCGGGTTGGCCTCGCCGTCCTGCCAAGGCCACTCACGCGCCCGCGGCACGGACAAGCCGCGGCACGATTCGGCGCGCTCTACGGCGTGGGCGGTTGTTTCGTGCGCCGAGGTCTGCCGGCAAAAGGCCTGGGTCATCGAAAACGTCCCTGAGTTTCTGGCGTGGCCCCTGTTCCCGGCATGGTGCGCGGCTATGAATGCGCTCGGCTACGCTATCGCGGCGCAGATCGTAGACGCCGCAGACTGCGGGGTGCCGCAGAACCGCAGGCGGGCGTTTGTCGTAGCGACGCGCACCCAATCCCCTCTATGGCTCGACATTCCGCGGCGGGCGCACGTCGCGGCGGCAACCATCGTGACCGATGCGGGCGCGTGGTCCACGACCGCAACGAAGTGTGAGAACACCCGCGCCCGCATCAAGAACGGACGCGACGCCCACGGATCGCGCTTCCTTGTCGCCTACTACGGCAACGAAAAGGGCGGGCGCTCGCTCGCTCGACCAATCGGCACAATCACCACGAAAGACCGTTACGCCCTCGTTGATGGGGACCGCATGAAAATGCTAACCGCCGACGAATGCCGCGCCTTCATGGCGTTTCGCGCCGACTACATCCTTCCGGCATCTAGCACGCTCGCAAAGCACATGCTGGGCAATGCCGTTTGCCCGCCCGTCGCCCGCGACGTAATCGCGGCGCTCCTCGCCGCTCTGTGAGCCAAAACAATTTCAGGAAACAAAAACCATGACTAAAGCAAAAACCATGACTAAAGCAAAAACCGACGACGGCGGAAAACCCGCCCTCGCGCATCTCCCTTGGGCCGCACTCGACGCCCTCGCCGCCGTGCAGGGCTACGGACATAAAAAATACGGGGATTTCTACAACTACCGCAAGGGAATGGAGGTGACGCGCAACCTTTCTTGCGCCCTCCGCCATATCCGCGACTACCTCAACGGCGCGGACCGTGACCACGAAAGCGGATGCAGCCCGCTCGCGCACGCCCTGGCCCGCATCGCCTTCGTGCTCCAAAACGAGGCGGATGGGGTGGCGATTGATGATCGGTTTAAGAAAGGGGGTAAGGTATGAGCACGCCCAAACTCAAGGCCCGCCGCATGTGGGCGAATTGCTACAGTACCGACAACGCGCTTTATGCGCACCCGACTAAGCAGGCCGCGATTCGCCGCTCGTTCGGGCAAGCCTCGCTGAACGCAATTCCCGTCGCGGTCATCCCGCTGGACGACCGCGACGCGCTGGTGCAGATCGCCCGCGATGAGGTCTTTCGCGGCAATCTACGGGACGAAGACAGTTACACCGTCGCCAACCGAGTGCTCACCGCCATCGGCGTGCTGCCGCGCGCCAAGAAAGGCCGCAAATGAGCGCGCCAACCGAGGCGCAGGAAGAACTGCTCGCCCACATCATAAAAACCGCCGCCGCAACGTGGCCGCATTGCCGCGAAGCGTTGGAGCGGCTTATCGCCAACAGCGAGGCGAAGGCGGTGGAAGTTGCCCACGCCGAGCGTCAAATTGCGCTCCAGTCCGAAGCGCAGTTGAAGCGTGAGTTGCGTGATAACGAAGTCGAACGCGACCAGCTCCGCGCCGAGGTGGAAAAACTAACCGAGTGCAACCGCATATCGGTGCAGTCATCCATCGCTATTGCCAAACAGCGCGACGAGGCGGAGGCATCGCTGTCCGAGATGATAAAGCAGTCGCGGATAGACTCGTCAGTCGCAGGAATCGCGATCTGCAACGAGATGGGAGCCATTGCTAGGGCCGAGCGAGCGGAATCCGCCCTGTGTTTACTCGTGGGGAAAGTCGAATCCGTTATCTGCGACACCGAAGGCGCAGTTGCTCATATCTTCGAGCGCGAACCGGGTGACAAGTATCGCGTTCAGGTAGCTTTGGACAGGGCGCGGCAAGTCTGCGCAACCATACCAATCAAGGAGGCATCCAAATGAAAGACCATCTCACCAGCGCACTCGCGCAACTCAACGCATCAGCGAATTGGAATAAGCGAACGGGCGGGATTATACCGGCTAATCTCACTTGTTTCGAGGCGCAGGATGTTCTCTTTGCGCTCAGTGAATTACAGCAACGCGCCGAATGGCAGGCGGCAATGGACGAGACCCGCGCAGCCCTCGCCGCAACGGAGGGAGAAACATGAAGCCACCCGCATTCCAGTTCTACGCGGACGACTTTATGGCGGGCGTTGCAGACATGACGCAAGCCGAAGTTGGCGCATATATCCTCCTGCTTTGCCACCAATGGAGCCGCGGACAGATACCGCAAGACCCGGAGCGCGCAGCGTTAATCGCCAAGGGTTCCGTCCCGTCCCACGTCTCGGCAAAGTTCCCGCTCGGACAGAACGCGAGACTTGAACGCGAGCGCGTCAAGCAATCCGAATGGCGCGATAAATGTTCCGTTGCCGGCCAAAAGTCCGCCGAATCACGCAAACGAGACGGCAAGGTTAGTTCAACTAGCGTTCAACTAACCTTGCAAGGAGAGGGGCAACCAAAAGCCAACTCTCCGTCTCCGTCTCCGTCTCCGTCTCCGTCTCCTGATTCCGTTTCCGTTTCCGTTTCCGTTTCCGCCATTGCGCCGGATGGAACCGGCGCGGTGGCGGATGGCGTGCCGCCCGATGATATTCCGTTCAACGACGAGGCGGCGAAGAAGCCGAGGGCTCGCGACCCGATTATTGATGCGCTCGCGTCATGCGGCGGGGCGAATCCGCTACAAGTTACACGCCGATCATGGTCCGCAATCGCCGGGCTTCTTGCGGATATTCGTTCCGTTTGTCCGAATGTAAATGCGTCAGAAATTGGGCGGCGCTCCGCAAACTACAGAACGCACATGCGGGAGGCGGTCCTCAGTCCCGCCGCGCTCGTCAAGCATTGGGCGCTATGCGACAAGCCCGCCGAGAATCAACAACCCGTCAAGGGCCGCGCCCTATTCGCATGACAACCGCCGACGCCACCGACACAACGAAAGCCGTTTCGGAAATAGACTGGAAAGCCGCATTTCAAGAAGCATGTGCCAATCTGCCCGACAAAGTAGAGCTACCCTATGCCCTGACCCCCGAAGGCGAACGGATGGCCGCGTTTAAGCGAATTTGCCCGCCTGAGTTCATGCGCCGGATAGACCGCGCCCAACTGCCCAGGCCCGCCGCGTTTGACATGCTCGCCGGCTGGGATGGATCATACCCCGGCCCGCTTGGATTCGGAATCACCGACACGGCAAAGACGCGCGCCGCGTGGTCCGCTCTTGGCCGGCTATACGTCAAGGAAAACAAGCCGTTCGCGTGGTTTCCGGCGCGTCGCCTCGCCACCGAACTTGAGCGATACGAGAAGCGCGACGCCGCGGACGAGTTCTTCCGAGCCTATTCGCACTATCGGGCGCTTTTCGTGGACGATGTGGACAAAATCAACTGGCAGTTTGAAAGCCAGAAAGAGCAGCTTTTCGCCTTCTACGATTGGGTCTATCGGGTCAATAAACCATGCATAACCACCACCAACAAGGACCGTGTTTGGTGGGCAAATAAAATGGGGGATGCGTTCGCCCGTCGCCTCTTCTCCGACGCGCATTTTGAAATTAAATTCTGAACACAACATGAGCACCATCGCCCCCAAACTGAAACCGTTCGCCGACGCGATCCGCGCCCGAATCCGCGAGCTTCAACCGCTCGGCGTGGCCGTCTTTCGCTTCGCGGCGGGCGAGTGGGAACCGACCTCGCGCTTTTGGACCTACACGGGCAAAAGCATGGGCTTTGTTCTTTCCGTCCGTCGCCACCGGGAGGCAACTTTTGTTTTCCGTATCGAATAACGCGCGGGCGTTTTGTCGATTTTGAACCCTATGCGCGCCGACGCGCCGGCCCTATATTCTCCCCAATGCAAGACTACGTTCCTTTTGACGAATACGCCCGCGCCGTCGAATCCCGCGACGCGCAAATCGCAAAACTCGAATTAGCCGTCGATGCGATCTGCGCCGATTTGATCGTGGCGAAACTCGCAATATCCGACCAGCGCGAGGTAATCCGCGCTCTCCTTAATTAAGCGCCACCCATCATTAAACATGAGCAAAATCGACATCAACAAAGCGGCGGAAATTATCAAGTCCGAGCAGGTAGAGCCGGACGCCCTGCGCCGCATCATTGAGAAAATGAACCTGGCCGTTCAGCCTGAACCTGGCGACGAAGAGCAAACGCCCCACGTTGCCAAGCAATTTTTCATCCTCGTAAGCGACCCTGAAAACAAACTCGCAGGCGTCGGCGATCTTGTCGGATGGGTTGGGCAACTGCCCGAAGCCGATTCGCCCTCAACCGTCGCGGACCGAATCAACCGCGCGGCCTACGATTTCAACACGACCAAGAAGGGCCGACTGCTCCCCGTCAAAACCGTAGGCGAGGCGCTTGAAAGCGTGCCTTCAAAGTTTTTCAAAGAGGCTGACGTTTGGGTGAAGACCAAGACGCCCGTTCTCGTCCTCCGCACCAACAACGAAATCCCGCGCGAAAGCAGCGCATCACAACCATGAGCGACGAAACCAAAAACAAGATCAACAGTCTGCGATGCCGTGCAATCGACGGCATCGAAACGCTGAACGCATCGCGCCGCGAGGTCTGCGCAGAACATAACGAGCGCATTCGCAAACTGCGGGACTTCGGTTTGTCCCTCGCTATTCAGTCCGAGAAAACGACCGGCGAGATGTTTGATATTGAATCGACCATCTCACCGGAGATTCAACGCCTCCTAACCGATCCGACACATAGCCTTTAACCCCGCAACCACCCATGCAAAACGCACAACAAGCACAGCAACCCGCACCCATGACTAAAGAATGGGCGCTTAATATCTTTGATCTCATGCACGCACGGTTTCAGGACACGCCAGAGGGACACTATCACATTCAACGCGCCCGCAATCTCTTTGAAGGTGTGGGCGTAATCGCGCCAACGCCCGATGCCACCGCAGCCGAACACGCCGCGGCAGGCGAGGGCGGCACCGTTTGCACCTTCCCAACCCAACACCCCACCGGGTCGAAATAACCATGCGCCCTATCGAATCACAACAACCACCCCCCAACACAGGAGCGCAGATATGCGCCGAGATCGCAAACCGTCTAGTTGAGTGGGGAGAGGAGGAGAGCAAGACCCGCGTAACCCACTGGCTCACCACTGTCCTTGCACTCCACCGGCAAGACCCCGCCAGCATGTGGTTATACCTGGCATGGCAGACCGGCGACACGGCACGGATAGCAGCGTCCTTTGAGGAGCGGGGGGGCGCTACTGCTCTGCCCAGGCAGGCAGTCCAGCAGGCAACGGCCCGCGCGTTCGAGGCGATCCGTCTCGTCTTGCCCGATCTTGCTAAAGCCATGCGCGAAACATTCGAGGCTCACGCGCCCGAAGCTGAACCGAGCGCGGCGGCGATGTAATCAGCGCAAGATTGCGACGATTGCGCCGAGCGAAACGATTCGGGAAAATAAATTATCGTTTCGCTTGGCTTCACGAAAATAAATTTCAGGAGGACGATGGATTGCACCAATGACGCGCGGCGGAATGGTGGCGGCGATGGAAAATAAAACGCGCGGCGATTCCATTAGGTTGGAAAAAGAAAAGGAATCTTTTTGCCGCGCGAAGTTCGGTCCGCAGGTGTGTCG